CTTGGCTGTAGCATATTTAAGCAATAAAAAGAACTAAAAAAAACCGCCTTTCGGCGGTTATTGGTTTGGTAGGTTGGCTCCTGAAATGATTCCTGCTTTAACTAGGCGGTCTATTAGATCTGTTTCATATTTAGTAACAGGAGTATTTATTGCCGTTTGAGATATTGCCTTAGAGCCTTGATTCATTTTAATACTTGCATTAATTCCTCTAGTTGGGCTAATCACATATTTATCTATGACCCCTTTAATTATAGGCGTTTTAGATAAATAATCCGTAAGATTTGCAATCGCAGCAGATGTACCACTGTGATTAACATTTGCGCCTACTGGTTGACTAATCAAATATTTAGATGCTCCAAAAATATTTTTTAAATGTTTAAGTTCATCAGGTTGGAATAATAATGCTAACTTTCGATCCCCTATTGAATCTAAGGCATCATTCATCCCCTTTGGGCTAAACACACCTGAAATACCTATAGATTTATCTGCAATTCGCTTCACTACCATTTGTTTAATGCCATTTATCACATCAGGATTACTTTTTAGCTCATTTAGCATGGATTCTAATTCACGCACATTTCCTCGCCATACTAATTTATCAAAAGCTCTGTCAGGTTCAGCATCACTTAGAGCTGCCTTAAGTGCTGGTGTTCTGTCAATTAATCCAAACCTATTAGAAGCAGCCTTTCTTGCATCATCCCATGCG